CAGTGGCACGTTGACCGGCTCCACGTCCTTCACGGTCCTGACCTTCAACGGCATTGGCAATGCCCAGGAGTTGATTGGCTTGAGCACGTCGGCATGGATGAGCCTCGGCATTCGCGGCTACTCCACCGGTGCTGTCCCGCTCAGCTAAGCGTAACGGCCCGGCCGGAGCCGCCAATGCCGGCCACCAACTCTCACAAGGGAAACAATACTGTGAAGAGAATCGCTCTACTTGGGAGCGCGCCTTCGTCTGTCCAGCTGGCGCCATTCAATGACCCGTCGTGGGAGATTTGGGGCTGTTCTCCGGGCGCCTATCCATATGCCAAGCGCGTCAACGTCTGGTTCGAGATACACCGCTGGCAGCCGCCCGACGGCTATACCGGCGCCACGCCATGGTACACGCCGGAGTACATCGCATGGATGGCCAATCTCAAGGCTCCGGTCTACATGATCGAGCCCGTGCCGCACCTGCCCAACTCCGTCGCATATCCAAAGGACGCGATGCTGGAGATGTTCGGCCCCTACTTCCAGACATCCTCGCTGTCCTGGATGGTCTGCCTCGCCGTAGCCGCCGGCGCCAAGGAGATAGGCCTGTGGGGCGTGGATATGGCAGCGAAAGAGGAATGGCAATTTCAGCGCACCGGCCTCCAGTGCCTGCTCTGGTACATCTCCAAGCACTACGGCATCAAGGTCACGCTTCCACCCGAGTCCGACCTGTGGGTTCCGCCCGTCCTCTACGGCTTCTGCGAGAACGATCCGCACCACATCAAGCTGCTCAGGCGCAAGAGCGAACTCTCCGAGCGAAACCTGCGCGCCCAGCAAAACCTCGAAGCCTCCCGCAACGAGCTGCTGTTCATCCAAGGTGCCGCCGACGACAACGAATACCATCTCGCGACATGGTGTCAGGATCACAAGGCGCGTCAGCTCGCGTTCTGCAACCCCGCACCGTTCCTGCGGCCCGATCCTGTCCTCGATGAGATCGCCATGCCGCCCAAGTCCAACGGTCACCACGTAGAGCAGACAGATGGCGTCCAGGCGCGTGCAGAGGCGGTTGCGGCATGAGCGACGGACCACTTAGTCCGCTGAGCAGGAAGGAGCGGCTGCGATGGATC